CGGTGACTGGCAATCTGTTTGGGAAGAGAAGACAGGTCGTAAAGAACCTGATGATCTCTCTCAAAACATAGCAGTACAAGTAGGTGTTGCAACAGAAAAAGTTAACCTAGATTTTTTAGGTTATGAGTTAGATGAAAAAATAATTAGAGATGTTGATGTTACAAGTAGTGGTGTACATCCTGATTGGTTGATGTCACATCTAGATGGTATGACATATGAAAAAAAGATACCAATAGAATGTAAGCATACGTATCATGGCAATCGTTTTGATGTATTGGCTGAACGTAACTACTGGCAGATGCAACACTACATGATGCACACTGGTGCAACATGGATGTATCTCTCAGCTATATTTGGTAACAATAAATGGGAACACGGTGTAATAGATAGTGACATGGGAGACCAACAACGATTGTTCAAAGTCCTTAGTTACATCTGGGAATGTGTTGTCAATGATGAACAACCAATAGATGTAGAGTTACCGGTAACACCAAAGCCAGATGACATTGCTATCAATGGATTAAAGTCAATAGACTTGAGTAAAGATGACGAGTTCTTAGAACAAGTAAAGCTATACAAAGCTACCAAACCATTTGTTATACAACACAATGAACATAAAGATAATTTAAAAAGCAGATTAGATAAGACCAAACATCGTAAAGTATATGGTGCAGGTATATCTATATCATTAAACAAACGTGGAATCATTAGTCTAAAGGAGGACAAAGATGAGTAACTATACAGAACAATTGATTGCTAAATTTAAAAGCGATTACAAGCTAGGTAGTGCAGACTTCTGGGATCTTAAAAGAGGTGGCAAAACTACATGGATAATTAAACACAATGCTCTAGAAAAAGTAGCAGCTCAAGACAACATTACGTGGACATTAGATGTACTTAACTTTAATCCAGATGTTGTTGTTAAGTGTGTAGCTACACTAGGTGAAAGGACTGTAGAATCATTAGGTGAAAGCAGTAAACAAAATACAATGAACTCTTATCCATATGCAATGGCAGAGAAGAGAGCAGTAGATAGATGTATCTTAAAACTATTGAATGCTCATGCTTACTTGTATTCAGAAGCTGAAGCTGATGACTTTAAAGAACCTGTTGGTAATAAAAAAGTTAAACTATTGGAGGAAAAAATAAATGGCAAATGATTTAAACAGAGTATGTTTAATAGGTAGGCTCGGCAAAGATGCCGAGCTTAAAGATTCAAGCAGTGGCAAACAGTACATGAAGTTTAGTCTAGCTACCAATCGTATGAAAGGTAGAGAAGAAGTAACTGACTGGCACAACGTTACTGTCTGGAATGAAAAACTTGTTGAACATTTACATCCATATCTGGTCAAAGGCAAACAGATATATCTAGAGGGATTGACTACGTCATGGAGAAAAGATGACGACCACATCATACCTCAGATAGAAGTAAACTATGGACACAACATACAACTACTAGGTGACAAGATGTCTAAGCAAGACAAATCTAATGTAGAAGAAATTAAATCAGTATTTAATGGTGATGAACCACCGTTCTAGGAGGAACAATGACACCGATACAACTAGGCGTACTCAAATACATTGAACAGTATATAGATACTACGGGTATAAGCCCGACCTATCGTGAGATAAAGGAGGGGTGTAACCTCTCCGCTATCTCTCATGCTCACAAGATTGTTGATGTCTTGATTAAGAATGCACATCTTGATATGGATCCAGCTGGTCATAGAAAGATAAGGCGTAAGGCAGACAGCGACAAACATGAGTAGCAACAAGAAAGAAAAAAAAATAATGAACTACATGGCACAAGTATATGGCTGTATAGTTTGCAAAAGAGAGGGACATGGATTTACAGAAGCAAGCATTCATCACCTGCGAACAGGCATGGGAATGGGACAGCGAAGTAAATTATTCATCCCACTTTGCTGGAATCACCATCAACATCCTGAGCATGGTATACATGGTGGTACCAAATCATGGCAGAAGAAACATGGTACTGAGCTAGAACTATTAGAATATTATAATCTTACTAGCGAAGAGGGTTATCAGATCGAGCCTTAATCTCTTCTACTTTAGCTTTGAGTACAGCTATCTCTGCCTTATTAATAGCTATGTCTTGTTCCAGAGGTTTAATATCTGGAGCAGACTTAGCTTCTAACACATCAATCCTCTGTATTAATTGACCTTGAAATACAAAGAGAGAGCCAATAGTTATCACTAAACCTACAATCCCTGCTATCGTTTTAATATCCACGTATCCTCCTTAGATGTTCTTCAGCCCTTATCCTATTGTCAGTAGCTTCTTGAACTTTCTTTTGATATTGCTGAACAGGATCTTGATTTCCATACGTAACTTCAGCATATATATTTCTAGTATCAATATAGTTTCTGGTCTCATTGTAATTACCACCGTCTATGTTTAATTGATTTCTAAATATATTTTGATTTACATTACTATAAGTGTCAACAGATGTTGAACTCGCTATAGCTTTAGCTACCAACAGATTAACTTGTTCTAGCTTTTGGGTAACGCTACCTGTAGTTTGTTCAACTTGTCTAGTTATATCTGCTATCGAAACATCGATACTATCTTGTTCCACAATTGCAACATCTTCATCTTCAGTGACAGTGGTTGCACTTTCTGATGTGGCTTCCACTCCTGTGTCTTCGCTTGATTCAATTGCGACTGGACTTTCTTCACCTCCAGATTCTTCTCTGACCTCTGCGACTTCTGTGATTTCTTCAGGCTCAGGGTTTCGTTCGACAGGTCTAGCTTCTTCGGTACCTCCTGCAACTTCTTCGATTCCTGATTCTTCTCTGACTTCAACAACTTCTTCTTCAACTTCGATCTCTGTTGCGACTTCCTCGATGATCTCTTGATTACCATAACTTATCTCCAATTCTTCAGGTGGTTCTAATGTAAATACATTGATGACACCTGTGTTTATTTCTTCTATTGCTACCTCTTGAATGTAAACCTCACTAAACGTTTCAATAATTAATTCAGGTTCTTCAAAGGGTATAAATTCTTCTACTATAAATTCTTCGTATATAAATAATTCTTCTGGGCTAACCATAGTTAATACTTCTTCTATCTCTTCAAATGCTGTAGCTATAATTTCTGTCTCAGCTACGCTTAATACTGTTGGATCATATGTCATTGTGACCGATATATTATCTACATTGGGACCACCAAGATTGTCTGGTGCATTAGCATCTTCACCACTTAAATATAGATTGCCCACCCTACTGCCCGTCCCTGTATATGTAAGACTATCTGAATAATTAACACCATCGATACCTGTTGTATTACTGCGTGTTTGCGTAGTTGTAGCAAGTACATTGCCAAGTTCATCTTTAATCTGTATGCGTACAGTAAAGCTATCAGCACCGCCTCTGTTAGGCGCCCATCCACCTACACCACCCTCACCATTCTGCCACTCTGTTGTGCTGTTGAGAGTAATACCATTGTTTAACATAGGTTGAGTAATAGTATCTGAATATAAATTAAAATCTTGTTCAATAAATCCTATGTCTCCAAACTCAAAGTCGTGTCCTCCGGGACAACAATCACCTATAACTTCTGCATCACCTGATGTAGTCCAACCTGTTGATCCATTGTCAAACGTACCATTGATAATTAGGTTGCCAGTTACATCTGCATATGCTAGATTAAGAGAGAGCAATACAACAACAAAGCTACTTAACTTCATCACTAATCATCCCAGAGGGAATAGGTTTACCATTCCATTCATCAGCTTCAGGCTGATAAAATCCACCAATCTCTGTCCATCTAGCTTTAGCTTTTTCACCAATCAACCCATCAATTGGGCAAGGCGTCCCTGCATCCCACATTGATTGCCATACATTTTTATCTTGGCACATCAAAGATATTGCTGCTACTTTCATACCAAGCTTGGCTAGTACTGAGGTAGCTTTTCTACGTTCACACTCATCATCTCTCATATAGCTACCAAATGAGCCTGAGAAGCCGATTACGGTTACTCCTGCTGCAAGTGGTATAACACAGCTGTCTTGTCCATAAACGCTCATACTGGGCGCTGAGGAGCCATTGACTGCTGTCTCTTGATTTGTACTATTGTTAGTTGTATTGGATGTAGTAGAGTTTGAGCTGGATCCTGACTGATAGGTAGTGCTGGATTCGTACCCACCAGTAATAGCAGTATTACTGCCTGCGTTATTGGATTGGGTATTGGTTGTAGCGCCTGAGCTAGTAACATCAGCTATACTAGATTCTATACTTAACAATGCAATGAGTATTGCAAGTACAACAAGTGCTGGCTTTAGCTTCGACACTTCCATTTTCTCAACGCCAATGCTTTACGCGTTGGTCTTCCTTTACTATCTTTCATTGGTCCCTTAACTCCTGACATTCTGGCACAAAAACTTTTTCGCCTAGCTGCAGCTTTAGATCCTTTAGGTGCTTTGCCTGTAACAGGAGGTTTAAGTTTACTTCCATCCTTACGTGCAAAATGCGCTCTACCTGCTGCATTCAATCCACCACTAGGGTTTTGATATTTCTTAGCTACCATTATGTTTTAGCATATCCAGGTTTGCCCTTAGATGAATTATCTTTTGATTGTTTACGTTTGACTGCTGCTCTCTTTTGAGAACTAGACATCTTACTTGCTTTAGCTGATGGCACACACTTAGGATACTTGCCACGTTTCTCACCTTTACTTCTGCCACAAGGAGGAAAGCTACCATCAGAGCGAGGATTAGCTATGTCTACCCAACGTTCGCCTACCCATGCTTTGAGACCTTTCTTAGCCATTATTTTTTCTTTTTACCACCGGGCTTGATTCTGCCAGAGCAAACGCCAGAGGCATACATGTTTGCGTATGCAGATGGATACTTCTTGAACTTTCTTTTAGCTGCCGCTTTACCTTTTGCACATAACTTTGCCATATTATCTCCTTACTAATGAACCACCAAAATACAATCCTATTATGGAACTTACCACATGGGTATCTAATGGTGTGATTACTAATCCTGACATCGGTTTCCATTGCGTCATGTCTACGTCTGATGCAAATATCCACCAACCCTCTTGTATTGTTTCTGTATATCCTACGTAAATAGGCATTGATGGATCTATAAATGGTGCAAGTTTTGGTATAACCAGTATAGATACTACAGCTATCAGGGCTATCCAACGTCTGGTATTCTTGGTAAATGAATCAGTTACCTCTCTAGCTTTGTCTACTTGTTCTGCTGCAAATTCAGCTCGTTGCATAAACATCTTTTGTTTATCAGCTTCAGCTTGAGCTTTTTGTGCCATGATAGATAGGACACCACCTAGTACTGTACTAGCTAACATGCTTAATAATTCCATAGGTATCATGAGTTGTAGAAATAGCCTCCTACTATTGCAGCTATACCACCTAGCCATGCTATAAATGTAATAGCACCTTTGCCTTTGTTGATAGCTTCTTCGAGCTTAGTAATCCTGTCTTCTAAAGATACAATCTTATCTAGTATCTGTGAGTTAGTTACTGTTCTCATTTAAAAATCCTTTCTATAAAAAATGCAGGAGGATCTAACTCCCACCATTTGTGTCCATGTCTATAGTCTTTTGACTTAGTATGATGATAGTTATGCCAACCCTCACCCCAGCTAATCAATGATGTCAATGGACTGTTTACTGCTGTGCAATGTGGTTTAGATTCTACTACTTTATATCCAAAATGTTTACTATGTGGTATGACACCAAAAGCTCCAGCCACTATATAAATACAGGCACATGGAAATGAAAATAAAAATAGTCCTAACATAGGATTAATTGTGTACAAAATTAACACATATGTAAATAGTAAAGCCCAATAATTCCTAGTGATAAACATATAATCTTTGTCTTTGAGTATGTCTTTGACCATGACTTTGGGTACAGTTATATGGTCATATAATGTAAGCCATGCTCTTAGATAACCTATTCTTTCAGGTGATTGGTTGTCATCTGTAGGATGTCCAGAGTATCTATGATGATATCTGTGCTGTGCTGTCCATGATAATGGACTACCAAATGCTGATATAACTGTAAGATATTTGAGTATCTTATCTTTAATTGGTGTAGTTTCAAATGATCTATGGCTCATATATCTATGTATAGCTATGTTAGTTGAGAATATATTTACAAATGCCCATCCAATTATCCCATAGATTATATACTCAGGATAAGTAACACATGCCCAGACAGATATTAATACATTAGTAAGTGCTAGTAGTTGTATCTTGATAGCGTGATTCATGCCCAACCTAATTTTTTAACTAACCAAACATATGGATCAAACCAACAATGTGTAAGCTGTGGTTTGATATGATGTTGTTTGTGAAATGATTCAGAAAATGCAAATAGGTACATGTAAGGTACGTCTCTTACTTTATCTGTATGACACATAATACCTGTTACTAACATTACCCAGAACGTAGTCATGGCTACCGCAGTAGCCCATGTAAGAAACCATGCAGTTGGCAGGACTAAGAAAAGAATAGCATTCAACATGTAAACCAACATTGTTTCATATTTAGTTAAAAATAATTGCCAGTCATTTCTTAGCCTATCTGTTGCCAGACTAATCTTTGTAGGTTGTTCATGTGTCCTAAATATAATGTAGTACCATGTTTTATATTTAGGACTATGAGGATCTTTGTCTGTGTCTGAATGTTTATGATGGTTTCTATGCCATGCACTATACGATATTGGTGTACCTATCATAGCTGTTAGTGATACTACACTCATTATGTTTTGAAACCATACAGGTGGATTCCAGAGATTATGTGTAGCCCATCTGTGTATAAACAAACTCATAGTAAATTCTAATAAAAAATAAAAGAGTATGTATGTGTATAGAAGTTGTAGCCAAGATAGTGCTACAAAAGAATATAAAGCTAATCCAAAGTAAACAACATATAAAATGGTAAGTGGCACATTAGTACTCCCATGTCATAAGTTTTATGTTCTCATTTAAATCTTGTGTTGTAAGACTGCCCAGACATATTCCATCTGTTGTTGCTTGAGTAAAGTAAGTATCAATTCTGGAATCTTTAATACATTTCAATGCAAACTTACTACCACCTAATGATTGAATCCATGATTTGTTTGCCTCATGAAATGCAGATGTCCATGTCCACGACTTACTATTATTTATCTTGCCTACTAATGCATCATGCCAAGTATATGTATTGTTTTCATACATTCCATGTACATATAAACAAGGAACATCATCTTTAGAAACAATAACATTGTAACCAAAGTTGCTAGCGTTTATCGTAGTTACTATATGTTGTTTTAGTTCTGTATCTGATTTGCTTAAATGTTCTGATGCAACTGTTCCAGATTTTATATCATCTAAACTATCTGCATATATCTGATTAAACGTATCGTCTATTGTAAATTCGTTCATTCTTGTAAAAGTATAAGACATTATGTTTCTACTATTTTAAATCCTGTTGACGCACCAGTATTACCCATTATTGCAGCAGCAGACATAGTTGTATTTGGTGAACCTGAAGCTGTACTAGTCCAATGAAAGAATTTAGCTCCTGTTATTCCATGTTGTGATAAACTAGCATCTGCTCTGTTAAACCTTGTTACGTTACCGTTAGTTCCATTTGTAATTTCAATAAATGTCCAAGCTGTATAAACTGTACTATTTTGTAAGTGAAATCTCGATATGGCCCCATCTACATAACACGCTTGTATTGAATTAGATGAGTTAGCAATAGCTGTGCTACCAATACTTCCATAAAAACCAACACCACTACCAACTGTTACACCAACTTCAGTATTTTTGATACCACCAACACCTACTGTTATGGTTGTATTAGCGTGTTCAGTACCAGAAGATGTTCCATAAAAATCGGCAGCTAATTGTATTTCACCACTAGCTGGTGCATTACCCTCGCCATGATATTCTGATAAAGAATGAGGTGCAGAGCCACCAAACTCTGTAGCTATCTCACTGAGTTTTATTTGACCACTACTTTGTAAAGCCATCTTTCAATTCCTTGATTTGATCTTTTAACTCTTTTATACAGTTAATTAAAAGTCCATGAATTGCGTCATACTCTACTGTCTTGTAGGTTTTGCCATCTACTAAATCTAATTGTTTTTCTTTTACTGCACAGGGTAAAACCTTTTCTAATTCTTGTGCAATAATACCAGCAGACTTCTGTCCATTGTGTCTTGTAAATGTAACACCTCTGACTTCATCAATTTTATCTAGTGCATTAGGTATCATTTCAATATCAGACTTTAATGCAACATCTGATATTGTGGTTGAATATGCAATAACATCTCCATCTGCATGGAAGTCACCATTATTTTTAATTCTTGCTCGTTCAGCACCATCAAGATAAAATTCAAAAGTTGTTGTGTGAATTTCCATAAAATCATTAGTATCTCGACCAATGTGAGTAATGCCATCTCTTAAATCAGATTCAAGACTTATAGTTGTTCCTGATACATCTATGCCAGTACCAGCAGTTACACCTGTTATATAACCTGAATCATTAGTAAACATACTAATATTTCCTGCTTTGTTGGTAAGCGTTTCTGATGATGAAGCTGTAATAAAAGCTGAATCATTCGTAAACATGCTTACATTTCCAGACTTGTTAGTTAATGTTTCTGATGAACTTGCAGTTATATATGAACCAAGATCCGATATATCTGCTTCTACTACAGTAATAGTATTAGATGCAGTGTTTATTGTTTTATTTGTTAAGGTATCTGTTGATGATGTTGTAAATGTTAAATTAGATGTTAAAGCAAATGTGCCTGTACCACCCGGAATTTTGTGTGTATTTATTGTTCCTAAATTTGTTATGTTTTTAGAGTTACCATCAAGATGTCCTCCTAACTGTGGAGTTGTATCTTCAGATACGTTTGAAATACCTCCAGATGTATTGATAGTTGTAAATGAACTACCTGTATAAACCTTAAGTGAGTTAGATGTAGTGTTAAATATTAAATCTCCAGCATCATTATCAGAACCCGGATCAGATGAACCTACTCTATATCTATCTGCAAAATCATTGATTCCAGATATATTGTCTGCAACAGTTGTAACATTAGTTTTTATAGCTTCTAGTGCATTTAAGTCAGATACAAAGTCTGTTGTTGCAAGACTATTTAAATCTGATACAAAGTCGGATGTTGCTAATAAATTTAAGTCATTAACAATATCTGTAGTTGCTAATGTATTAACATCAGATACAAAGTCTGCTGTAACTAATGCCATATCACTTACAAAATCAGAAGTAACTAATGATATATCAGTTGCAAAATCAGATGTAATAAGTGATGCCTTACCAGCTACAGTTGTTACATTTGAAGAAATTCCAGCAACTGCGGTTACATCAGAAGCTATGCCTCCAACAGTATTAACATTCGATATAGCTCCAGCTACTGTGTTTATATTACTTGAGTTACCAGAAACAGATGTAACATTGCTAGCAATACCAGATACAGTAATAACATCACTGGCTATACCAGCAACTGTTGTTACATCTGTGGTAGCGATTGTTGTTTGAACATCGCCATCACTATCAAATGTAAGCACCTTAGATGCTCTAGTAGCTTTTGCCGGTAATGTTACTGTCGCTGCAATAGAATCTGTATCTAATAATTTAACTGATCTATCTGACTGTTGGTTAATATCAGCTAATTTTGCAAATACTTTGTCTAAATCTGTGTTAAGTGAGGTTATATCAAATGTTCCAGATGTTGGAAAATCTGTAGATCGTTCTATCGTAATATCTCTAATAATAGTAATAATGTCCCCAGCAGTAGCTCCACTACCGCCCAGAGTAATAGTACCCCCAGCCCCAAACTCATAAGCACTATCACTTGCACTAACCGTACCTGAAATGCTGTACTGTGTAGTACTTGACGGAGATGCGTTATAAGTGAGTAAAGATGTTCCATTGTATACCTTTATGTCTGTTGTACTAAAAAACTCAAAGGGTATTGCAAACGCTGTCTGGCTACCAGATGCTGTATACGTTACTCTAGGAGTATTTTTTGCCGTTAATATAGTCATTTTCTATTACTTTACTAGAAGTTTATCTAATCTTCTAGTACTCCGTTATATACTTTTTTAAATGCTCTGTCCCATACAAACCAATTATTGAGAGGAATCATACGTCTTATAGCGTCTCTTTGCTCTTTATCTCCTCCATCTTCAAAAGCATAATATATATCTAATAAGTTACTACCTGCTGCGCCTACAATTGGTCTAAATGCATCGTGGTCTTTTGGATCACCATAAGGATTATCCATACCAAACATTGGTCTTATACCATATTCTTGACCACTTACTGTTTCTAGCATACTTGGTAAATCACTTAATATTGCACCTACACCTGATTTTTCTACACCTGTAAGTATTTTTTCTTCAAATGGTTTTTGATACCAAAAGTCTGGTGACTTAAGAAAATCACCCCATATAGCAAAACCTACCATAGCAGAACTACCTTGTAATAAATATTGATCACGACCAGTAACTCCAGACATAAGTAACTTTCTATTAGCAGCAATCATCCAAGAGTAGAATTGAAAAGGCAGAGCCATATAAGCATTCTGGAACTTACCTCCTCTATCTGTTCTAGTAAATCCAAAATATCTTCCTACTGGATTATCAAATGCATCTGCTACTTCATCATTATTAATTCTTACTACACCATACATCATATTTAATTTGTCGTTAGGTGATGGTGTAATAATTGTTCTTTCAACGTCAGCTTTTACAGCTGCTCTATATACAGATAAAGCTTTAGCACCACCCGGTCTATCTATCCAACGTCTAGCATTAGGTAAAAACGTACCATCCATTTGTTCGTATGGCATACGACCTATAAGCTTAGCCATCTGCTCATCTATACCATAAGATGCTAATCTAGTTTTACCAGCTTCATCTAATGATCCTTTGTTAAGTTTTATTACATCTTCTAAGAATCTATGTTGTGATACAAAAGTAGTCATCTGTTTCATTTTAATAGTCCACGGGGTAAGCCCGTTCATCCAATACCAGATACCTTGAGTTTTCTGAGCTGGTTGATAAAAATACTTATTAAAAAATCCACCAGTAGCATTTTGTGGTCCCATGTTTGCACCATAGTAACGTTCTGCTGCTGACATTTGCTGTGTTAACTCTATCAAAGGATTTATAAACTGAGCATCTTTTGCTATTTTTTGGTACAGTTTTGGATTTTTCATCATTGGTCGCCATGCTTGTGAGTACACTCTACCAAAACCATGCACCATAATTGGTCTACCCAAGTCAGCTTGAGCTGTAAATACTACCTTACCCATAGATGCAAGAGATACAATGTTACGTATAAATCCAGCAGCCTGCTTATTCATATAGGCAGGATCTTGGGTATTAAAAGTTCCATATAATTTATCTTTAGAATCTTGTATAGCATTTAAAACTTCATTCATTGCTGTAACGTCTTTTTTTGATTCTACTGTATTTAAAATTAACTCTCTTTGTAATCTGTATGTATGATTCATCATATGTCTATCACCAAATCTTTTGGTAATTTCTATAGCTGTAGTCATTCTATTTTTATATATTTTTAAAACATCAGACACATTTGTTTCTATAAATGGAATACCATCTGGTGACATGTTAATTGTTTTCATTAGTTCTTTGTTTTCTATATCTAGGTTTCTAGACATCAATCCTCTTACACCAGCTTTAGCTTGACCTTTTCCTATTGTTCCAAGTCCTAATATTCCATCAGTGTCCATAGATGCTGACTGATCTAGGATTCTTTCATGTGTAAAATCAACCATATCTTCTATTTGTTTAGCTGTTTTGCCACCATGTCTTGGATGTGTTTTGTAATAATTTCTTAATATATTTTTAAATGGTTCTTCATGTTTAAGTATTTCTTCTCTATTCCAAAACCTACTATAATATTCTGCATTTAAATCTAAAGGTTTTATATCTTCATCTAAAAGTAATTTTTCTTGTTCTTTTAAAAATTTTAGATCATCGCCTAATGAATCTAATAACTTTTCTAGTTCATTTTTTTTTATTGGTGTTATGTTTGGGTTTCTTAAGTCTGCCTGTACTTGTCTTTTTATTTTTTCTTTTTCTTTTAACTGTCTTAATACAGTTCTTTGGTTAGCAAACATACCTAAATCATTGGCTTCTTCGCCTATTTCTTTAAAATACCTACGTGTTGCTAATGCTGATTCTCTTATTGTTCTTGGTAATTTAGGATCATTTAATATTTTGTCATCCATTACAGCCCTAGATACTTCATGTTGAAATTCATTCCATGTGTTTTGTGGTCTATCTGGTAACTCTTCTTTTAGACCAAACATTTTATTTCGCATCTTAGCCATGTTAGTAGCCCAACTATGTTTAGTTTCTGCCAACCAGTCAGCTCCTTTATGTGTTGCTGCGGTTCTATTACCACCAAACATATACTTACTCTCTTTGCTACCTGTCCTATATTCAACATATTTTTCATTTAATGTGTTTAAGACTTTTTGTAATTCTGCTTCTCTAGTAGTTTGTACAGTTAAATGTACAGATGGGTTCATTCTTATACCTGCTTTATGACCACGTGCAACTATTCCAAAGTCACCAGTAATTTCAAATATATCTCTAGCAAGATAAGATGCAATAGCAGGATGTTTTTGAAACTTATGTACAACTTTACCTGTGTCAGTATATTTATCTAACCATGTTAAAAACTGTTTCATGACTGGTATTTCACCTACATCACTAACAAAACTGCCTTGTTGTTTCTTAGAATCTTTTACTACTGCTTTAGTTACTCTCTGGTCATAAGCTTCTAATGATTCACCTTTTTTTCTTTTTTCTACCCATTGGTTTTTTTTCCATAATTCTTTTTTAATTTTAAAGTTTACGTATTGATCATAAGTTTTCATTAGCTTAGCAACGTTAGGAGATACGCCCGGAAGTTGTATGCCATCTTTTTTATATGCATTAAATTCTTGTTTTAATCTAACTTCATCAACAAGTACTTTTGTTTTACCTTTATCTGTTTTTACAAATATGTTTGCCAATTCAACACCTCTTTTTCTATCTCTAGTATAGTTGCCTCTAGCATCATAGTATCTGCCGGTTCTACCTACATTAATATCTATTGTTAAGTCTTCTGTTAGTTTTATTTTATTGTCAAATCTTTGCGCTCTAATAACTAGACCATCAAACATACTTGGATCACCACCCTCTGTTTCATACATAGCGTTGTGATATTTAGTTTCTAATTGTTCTGGTCCACCTTTGTCTATAATGTGTTTTTTGGCTATGGCTCTGTTTGCACTATTGACTACTCTAGGTGCTAACAATCCACTTAATACACCACCCAAAACAAATGATGTCCCAACATATGCTATTGATTCATCAGTAGTAGCAAGAGGGTTGTATGCTTGTCTTACAGGTTCTGTTGCACCTACTAGTACACCTGCCGCAGCACCACCTTTCAATGCTCTAGTTGCAAATGACATACCTCCAACAAATGGTACAGGTATATAGTTTATAGGATCGAATAACCCAGCAATAAGTGCTGGACCAAATGTTCTATCTGGACTAGCTTCTAATCTTTCATATCTAGCTTTGTTTACATCTATTCTATGTTTAAGATAATCCATGTGTCCTTGATTACGGACTTCCATAAACTGTTCAGCATGTTCTTCATATCCCTCTATATGTTCTGCCTCGAAAGGATTAAAGTTTCTGTCAAAGGTTTCGTTATAATCACCTAAGTTTTGTGCATCACTATCTAGTAACTGACCTATCCATGTCAACATTACCTCATCACCAATATCATCAATATATGATTGCGATCCTCTAGGTTTTATTTGACGACTAGCAAAATCACTAGGTGAGTAAATATCTTTAGTAAAGTCTAACTCTCTTAATTGTTCTTGTGATTCGTCAAACTGAGATTTTTGTTCTTCTCTAATCGACATTAGCTTTTCTCCATTCAGAGAATGTTTGGTCTACTGCTATACGTTGATAGTCTTTATATAATTTTCTTTCTCTTGCAAAGTCTTCTTTAGTTATAATTAATCTACCAAAATCACTATGCATTTTTCTAATTTCGAAATCACTTACATATGATAAATGATAAGATGGGTTTACACCTCGTTGTTCTATTTGTAATCTAACGTTGCTTTCTTCAAATGATTCGCCTATTTTTTCCATACCTGTAGGTACACTAAATGTTTCTGATTTTAATCTACTCTTAGCAATTTTTTCTTTAATAAAAGGTAAGATATAATCTACTCTCTGTTCACCATTAATATCAATTCCATAAGGATATTCTGCTCTATTTGATACAATATGTACGTCTAATAAATCTTCACCAACACCAACAATTCTAGATGCTGTAGAAAAAGAGTATCCATATTTAGGATCACGACCATCTGCTATTTCTTGCATACGTATTTCTATTATGTCTCTAATATTATCTTTATCAACATTACCAGACATTACCATTGCTTTGACTTCATTTTCTATTTCTCTAACAGCATCGAGAGAAACAACAGTATCTTGATCAGTGAAAAACATATTTCCAAAACTGTCATTAAATTCTATTATTTCATTTTTTATAAACTCGCTTAATTTTTTAGGAGTTTCTAAATCTGACACATCAGCTTTAGATAATCTGTTAGTCAAATCAGGAGCGTTGTTATCTTTCATTTCAGCTACTTGTTGTTTTATATCTTGTACTTCTCTAACTGCATCTGGAAATGTCATGCCATTCTGCATATTGTTTTTTATATTCATTAATACGCCATTTTCTGCATCTGAAAGTTTTAATAGTTCTTTAGCGTTGTGACCAGATTGGTTTACCATTTCCATATAAATTAATGTAGTTTCGTCTGCATTACCTCTGGTAGGATTATTAAGTAATTGTTTTATTTTTCTATAACCAACATCATTCATAAGCCCATTTCTTTCTCTCATTGTCCATATTTGAAAATGTTGTGGATCATCATCTGCTACTCTTCCTGTTTCTTCTGAGTATTCTGTTTTTAATATATTTAAAAGTTCAGGATTGCCAAATATATGTTTAGCATCTTTTTGGTTGTATACACGATTATTTAAATCAAATTTAATTTCGTCTATTTTTTGTCTTTTTTTAGTATTAGAAGCATTAGCTGTTATTAATGGTTTTAATTGTTTAGCTTTTTTATCTGATAACTGATACCAATCTTCTGGTGGTACAGTATCTCTCAGTTCTTTTCTTGTAACAGTTTTTGTAGAACCATCATCCATTGTAATGGCTACTGATGATTGTGATGGATTAGTTAATAAATTATATAAAGCATTAAGATTTGTTTTAGTTTGCATATCATACCCAGTATTACTATCACTTGGATCATGTGATAGAGAGTTACCAAACATATCTAGTATTGCTTTATTTAATTTATAATCTGATTGTAATTCTTTTATTGCTGATTGTTTGTGAGCATCTGATGTGTAATGACCAGAGGCATCTATGAGTAAAGACGCTTCATCATACTTAGTTCTTAGTCTTTCTAAATTGTATTCATTACCCATAAGTGCAGATTCAAATGCTTCTGCTGACACGTTGTTTGTCATTTTAGTTATATTTAATTCTGATTCCGCATTACGTCTGACTACAAAACCTTTGTGTACATTAGGAGCTTTGAGTGCCAATCTATCTGCTACATGTGTTTTAGCTACCTGTTGATAACCTTGTGGTAATTCATCTATGTATATTGATGTTTTGTTTTCTACTAATGATTGAAACTCTTGTACAGATGATCCAGCATCTAGGGCTTCTGTCGATGTCATATCTACTATGCCTTGTAATGATGTCTTAACAGCATCATTATACATAACCATATTGATTGCATCATAAGCTTCTTGGGCAGAACGACTTTGAAACTCTGGAGCTTCTACTGGTACAACCATTTCCATGTTATGTTGTGCGCCATTGTTATCTGTGTAAGTAATAGTCTTAGCACCAAACTCTTGTTCACGTGCCATCTTCTTACCTTTAGCAGTATTTTGTGTTGTCAAATAATCTTGTGCAACATTAGATATATTATTAATAGTTGCTTCTACTACTCTTGATTCGTTGTTAGCACTAGATATGGCTTGATCTAAACCTCTACCTCTAACTACTCTTATTCTGTTAGCTAGTGTATTTTGTTGTTTTTCTCTATTGATTGCCATTATTATCCAAAGTACATTTTGCTAGCATCTAGTAATGTATTCACTGTAGTAGATTTAGCTAATGTTTTATATTGTTTTTGTGCAGAACGTTGAGCTATATTAGATTGTTCTAATTCTGTTTTATTTACATAATCTCTTTCTTTACCTAACATTTTTATGTAATTTATATCTCTAAAGTAAGTATCTTTGTTACTATCGAGTAATGCTGAGTAAGATGCAGATGCCATTGTTACACCAGATACAGCCATTTGACTTTGATTTGATGCAGCGTTTCTTATATATGTTCTTCTTCTATCTAACTCTTGAGACCTAGCTTCTAGCTTGTCTCTTTCTATTTGAGCTTTCATTTGTTTTTGTTGCTCTACATATTTTTGCTGTTCTAATTCTGCTTGTCGATTATTGTATTGTTGTTGAAGCGATCCGCCATATATTCTACCTGCTGCTGATAATGTATTGCCAACATTCATAGCTAGACTTACACCTCTTAATCCTTGCACAAATGCACTACTACTATTGATAGCAGATGCAGCGTTTATCATTCCAACACCTACTCCAGATAGCATACTTGTTCCCGCAAGATAGCCACCTGCTGTACTCATTGCGCTTGAAGCTGCTAAAGTCATTGATACTGGATCACACATTAGTAATAAATCTCCGTTGTTATTGTTAATACTCTAAATGGTAAAGGTATATTCTGAGATATCTCCATAAATGGGTTATTGTTATATCCTAAAAAATGTACAGATTTCGTGCCTGTAAATGCAGGTATTCCTGCTGAAGTCGTTATATCTGCTATATCATTCATTGGTACATCTAAGTTATTTACTTGTAAAGTATAACTGTTTGATAAATTTAATATAGCTTTAGCTATTTTTCTTGGATGTGCTGTCAATGGTGATTTAGTTGTAGATGCACCAATAGCACCATCAGCTGGCATTGTATTAATTTCTACTGTGTAATTTGTTCCTATATCTACCGCTGATGCAGGACTATCAAAAACGCCAACACCCCCGCTAGTAACAGTGGCACTTCCATAATAGTTTATATTGCCTCCCTCTGTAGAACCTGATGTAGCATGTACTTCTAATCCTCTCATATCTGGTGTTGAGTTCAAGCCTGACCATGTTTTAGATTTTGTAAATCTTAATTCTACGTTATTAGATGTAGTTATAGATGCACTAATTACTATATGATATTCACCTGAATTACCTGTAGCTGTTGCAGATTGTATTGTATATTCTGTGCCTGTACCTGCAAACTGAAATGCCTCACCTTGTTGTGGTGCATTAGTAAATCCATCTGCAATAAACCCAGACGAGCTACTCGTTGTACCATGAGTGAGTGGAGTGCCATGAGGTTGGTAGCTCGCTGACAACGTTTTTGTCGCTGTCATATCTGTAGGTATATCAAATGCTGTACTTGCTACTTGTTCTAAATAGTAAACATCAGCACTATTGATTGTTCTTTTTACTGACATATATGCAATACCTGTTGTACATGCAATAGATTCTATAGTTCCTGTTGTATTCCATTGAAACCAACCAGATACTTCTTGCAATCTTTGTGACGAATAAACTGCAATAGTGCCATCAGAATTAACTATAAAGTATAATTGTTCGTCACGATCGCTCATTGAATCTAAATGTGCTGCATCAGTTGCTCCAGTTACTAAATGTCCAGACATCATAGCTATTGGTGCTGATGCAAATTCTTCTGTAGCACTATTAAATACATATTCTCTTACTGTTCTACCGTTGTTTTGTATGTATATTGTTGCACCATCATACTGTCTAGGCATTGCTTTTTGCTGTGCGCCATAGGTAGATTGTCTTACTACTTCGATATCAGCTGGTGTAATAGGTTTACCTATAGATGCTTTCAAATAAAATTCAGATGTATTAGTCAATATTTCTAATACTTTTCCAGATATTAAATGTCTTATTTCGTTAATTTCGTTTGATGCTATTTGTATTTGTATTGATTCGTTGTCATTACCCTCACCTGTATCAAAGTTATAAAACTCAGATACTTTGCTAGCTTGTAATCCATCTGGTAAATTAGTCACTCCAGCAAATATTAATCTTTGTTGAAAAAATGCTACAGCTTTTGGATATCCATTTATATCAGAGAATACTTGTTCTTGCCAATCTCTGGTAGGTGCATGTGTTTTTATTACTACTCTAACACCACCAGCATCTACTGATTCTAATGCTGTATCTCCTGAGCTAGCTGTATATGTATAATGATTGTCGTCTACTACTGTTATAGTAAATGTGCCGTTTAAGTTTACAGAAGCTAAACCATTGCCATCTACATCAAATATATCTTCTGAACCAGATATAACTATAGAAGCACCTGTAGATAAGCCATGTTGTACATGTGTAACTTTTACAACACCACTACCTTGTTGTGTTGCAAATGGATCTTCATCTAACTCTACCTCTAAATCATCTTTGAGTGTTACTGTTACTTCTGTCCCAGATGTATATGCAGTTACTGTAGCTTCTGTTCCATATATTTTTAATGTTGTACCTACATAATTAGATGTAAAATAAGATGCACTAGATGTAACTGTTATGCCTGTTCCTGCTGTAGCTGAACTTGCATCTAGTGTTACAGTTTCTGGTGCAAACTTAAAATAAGGTTGATATATTTGTTTACCATTAACACTTTCAGTAAATGCAAAATTTGATTTGGTAAACGTTGTAGCTCCTGTCCTAGTTATAATTTGTGGTACAAAACTTTCATGTACAACAATCATTGTATCGCCTTGTTGTGTAAAGTTTAATTCAAATAAATTAGATGTAGCCCAAGGGCAACTGGTTATTGTTTGTAATAATGTACCTGATGTTGAATATATTTTGAGAGCAGTGTTTTGAAACGCAAAGATATACTCTTGCGTACCACTAAATATAAATGATTCTAATCTAGAATGACCACCTAAGTCTGCTCTAAAAAAGGTTCCCGGTCTTCTTTCTATAGCTCCCTGATTACGTAACATTACATTACGTGCTTTTTGTAGTCCTCTTCCATATGCACGTAAATCATTACGTGATATAAGCTGTGGATCTAACTCTCCAGAATGAAAGCTTGTTTGGTTAATTCTATGTATTGCCATCTATGAGCTAACAGTAGCTTTGATAGTTCCAATGCTACTTGTATTCCTCCTATTTCTAAATCTAGTTGTATCTATTTTTCTAGTTGTTTGTGCTTGTGAATCTTGCGCTCTAGCTATAGCTAGTTGTGCAACAGAACGACTTGCATACAATTGAGATAAACTATCATTTCTAGCAATAGCACCTGCAAATAATGATGCAAGTTCAAATACTAATGCTTGTGTAAAATAGGGTGGGAAATCAGCTTCTGATGGTTGGTATGTAAAATCTGCTACCACAGTATCGCTAGTAGAAGCATCACAAAATATCTCATTACTATATCTATCATATTCAATAACATTGTCATTGACTGTAATAGTATGAATGATTAATGTTCCCTCTGGTAAAGAATACTTTGCCTCCCATCTTGCGTCTGGTACTTCTGTATTTCTAGACAATTGTTGTTGTTTAGAAGCAAATCTCCATCTACATCTGGTTAACATAGTTTCTAAAGTAGTTTCGTAAAGTTGTGATGCTACTGTTGATTCAGTAGTATTTGCAGTAAATGAAGTAATAGTGTTAGCACCTACTAAAACTAGGGCTGAGCTACATATATCAAATTTACTATTATTCATAATTATAGTGGGGAGAGATCACTTGGAGTAAACCTCTCCCCTTAACGTTATGTTCCGTTAGTTGTTGTAACTGTTGCAGCACCTGATGCACTAGAAACAGTAATCACATCTACAGTAGCTGTACCACCTGTGGCACCAGTTACTATGATTGTATCAAACTGTTTTAAGTCAGCAGTTGAGCTATTAAAATAACCCGAAGCTACAATTGTTCCAATAGCGTCAGTACTCTTATAAACAAAGAGATTCATGTCGCCAGAACCAGCTATCTTTTTAAGATTTGTTGCATCTAAAGCCATGTTATCCTCCTTATTCTGTTATCTGACATTCGATAGCACCATCATTGTCAATCATGACAGATCCTGCACTAAAGTATGAAGTTATTAAATTACTTACTTTTTCTGGTACATAGTTAATTTCTGTACGTACATCAGAACCAGTAGCAAGACCAACAGACGAGCTGTGGTATGCGTGACAGTCCCTAGTTGTACTAGAAATTGATAGCCCAGAATGAGTAAACCATAAAAAACCAAGCCAACGTTTAGCAGTCATGCCACCAGCGTATGGTAAATCAGTTTCTCCTACGTATTCTGCTCTACTAAATTGGTCGATTTGTAGTAAATCAGCCCATCCAGCAGGTGATACAACAAAGTATCTTTGTCCATCGTCTGGTACATCTGCTTCGCCAAATGCTTCATATACGGTTAGTGCTTTAGCTAATGTTAAAGCTGCTGAACCATGAACCACGTTGCTAGAGTTAGAACCAGCATCGAGTACATCGATAATTAATTGATCCATTTTACGTCCCAGTGCCGCAGCAGCAGATGTAGCTAATACTTGTCTCTCATCAATGTTAGTTTTTAGCTCATCTAATGTGTCGACATAGTCGGCAGCATAGAAATCAGCTAATGTAACATCTACTGTAGAGTGTGCTACTTCCATTGTGTTGACTTGACCGTGTCTAGATTTAGTAGACGCAGCACCTTTACCAACCTTTTGGAATCTTGCTTGGTTACCGGTAACGTTATTCGATTGACGCACTGTATTGCGCAGTTTGGAACCCATCCTCTGATAAGCCATGTGGACTTCGGCTTCAAACTGCTTAATAAACGCGTTACTTATTTGCGTTGCCATATTAAGCTCCTATTAAAAATTAATTCAACAGTTGTCCAACCTTAACTTATCTTCGGTTATCCATTTTGGACCGAGATCATTTAAAACGGGCTGTATATTTCCAGATACACCCTGTATCTTCTTATAAAAATACAATACTTCTTTGCCTTTGACAATAATTTTCTTAGGATTAAAGCTAAAACCTAACCACTTTAGCCATTTAATTCCTGTTTTATTCTCTTCTGATATGTAATTGTGTACATAATCATAGTCAGCTAAGAAATAATCTACCCATTTTTTAGTTCTTTTTGTAAAATACAACCAATCTTTATCTAGTTTTTTAGAAGATAGCATCCATACAGCTCCTCTTTTAGGATTATTTTTAGTGCTAACAACACCAAACATAGCTAATACTTCTTTATTTTTTAAAACAGTATATGTTTTTACACCGTCTCTAGTAAATCTAAAAGGCGTAACCAAAGCGTATAATGGATCATGCCCCATCATTGCTACCTCAAACATATCTATTTGTCTTAGTTTGAAAGCCAGTTCAAAAGCATGAGCTGGCTCTCCTTTTTCAACATAGAGCATTAAATTTTGCCTGACATATTCAAGCGATTCCACGCTTGATTAACCCTCTCAACGTATGAAGTTTCCCTATGTCTTGGATCATGATATCTTGGATCATTCATCATTGCTTTAACATCATCTATACCTAGTTCTCTTTCTGGTTGTGCTACCTGTTCAGACCTACCAGATACAGACTGCATACTCTCTTGCATACGTTCTAATGCTGCAATCCCCTCTGCTGATGTACCAAGACTAGATGCAATTACATCAAATTCTTCTGGAGGGAAGAAAGAAGATGCCCATGCGTTGACAGCATTTATTCTGTCATTAGCATTTTCACCCAATCTTTCTACTTCTGCATCTAAATTTGGTTGATTACCCATCATAGTATCAATGTATTTATTAATACCATCTTGAAAATCTTCTTGTGAGTATCCTCTTTCATGACATTGCGCTCTCCACCAATCAGTTAATGGATTAGCTTCTACCATATCTTCTGTTACACCCTCTACTAATTTAGGTAATTCATACCCAGATGGTTCTTCAGGTGCAAGTTCTCTAGCTTCTTGTGTAAGTTCAGCTATTAAACTTTCTCTCATTTCATCTTTTTTACCACTAGCAAACTTTTCTAAATGGTTATAAGACTTAGCCATATCTTCAAGATTAATTTCTCCTGTATCTGCATTCCAAAACTTTTCAGGAATAATTTCAGGTCTATCCATTACCTCTTGTTGTTCTGACGTTTCACGTGAAACATCTTCTGTTTGTTGTTCAACAGATTGCTCGACAGGTTGATCTGTTGATTCTACTGCTTGTTGTTCTTCAGCCATTGTTATTCTCCTTTACCATGTTTTGACTAACACCTTTGTTAACTCTGCGTTGAATAAGTCCTACTAAATATCTCTGTCCCTCAAGATGTCTCAATGATTCATTGGATATCTCTGGTCCAGCGACTGCGTCTAGAGTTAGAGTTTTAAGATACTTTAAGATTTCGGAACCACCTGCTGTGTTGAACATTTTGTAAAACAAAGTATTTAAGTTCTCCTCATCTTTAGTATTTCTTTGTATATTATCTAAACCTATAAGAGTGTTGGGCTTTTTCTCTGTCATAGTTTCTCCTATTGTTCAGGAGGTGTTTCCTCCTGTGCTTGTTGCATTTGTTGTTGTTGCATCATCTGTTGCA